TTTCTAATTTTTAAGTTATAAAGATTAGAACCAACTTCAAAGAAATTACCGTTAGCACCAGCACCAGCTGGTACCCAATCATTTGTTCCACTGGTAACACCAGAGAACATCATTATACCAGCAGCTGTGTTAACTATCGGTTCACCAGCATATAATGTAGCACCAGAAAAAGGTGCCGCTGAATTTGCATTATTTTTTAGAATAAATCTAGTACTTCTATTTGCCATTTTTTATTGTTTTTATATAAATATATTATTTTATTAATTACTTTTACTTTTTATATAAATATATTTTATTATTAATAAGTTCCGCCTAAAAGTGTATCGTTTTGAATTATTGAGTTATCAGCAGTTATTTGTCTAAGGTTACCTTGATAATCGTTACCCAAATCCAATGTGGGTGTATTAACTTTTATTGATGATGTCCAAACTGTTGATGTACCACTAACCGTATTTATATCTCTAAATCTTTTAGATGTGCTACCAACATCTATCATCCCATCTAAATTAGGAATTAAAGTAGTATTAAATATTGTCTGACCACTAGTTAAATTAATTTGAGTATCACCACTACAACTTACAATTTTATTTGTTTGGATTGATGTGCAAGCACTTATTGTCGTAGCTGATAAACCACTAGTAAAGTTAGTTAAACCATTTACAGTACCACCAGTAAAAGTATAATCACTTGGCGTTGCTGCACTAAGTGTTAATATTTGGTTAGTATTGTCAACTAATATAGAAAGGTTTATACCACTAAATATTAAATTATCACTTGAAGTAGTTGCTATAACACTACCTTGACCAATAGTTGATGAGCTAAATGAACTAAACGTATTAATACCAATTGTCGAACCAGTATTAGTAACATCAATATTTACTTCCCAATCACTTAAACCATCCTTATTAAAATAAAGGGTAGCTGTATCAACGTCAGTAAATTGTGAACCCTTAGGTGCAGCATGATTAGGTACTCCATGACCAGCTTGTATTAATATGTAACCAGCAGTTAATGTTGTTATTTGTGTAGCCATTATAATATTTTTCTTTATATTTAATAAATATCGCTAAATTAGTTTAACGTTTGATAATTTCCCAATCCGATGTCCAATTGTAAGTTTTACTCAACTCACCAGATATTTGTATTAATATATTAGAACCAGAACCACTAAAAGATACATCAGTAGGGTTAAGTCCATTAGATTGTTTATCAGTATCGTAATTCTCAATCATCACAGTGGATACACCACCAATATTCATAACACCTATAGTTCTTTTCCAAAATCCATAATTATTAATATCTAAATGTGCTGTAACATACACCTCAATAAATCTAGTTGTACCACTTGTGATACCAGTTATACTATCAATAGTATATAAACCATCGTCATTAGTTGTTTTAGTCGCTTCAGTTCGCTTTATAATGTTAGTTAAACCAGAACCATCGCCATAGAATGCAGTAGCATAAATAGAAGTACCACTGTAATCACCAATAACTGATATATTACTATCGATATAAATTAAATCATTAAAACATGAAGCAATATAATTAGTATAAACACCAGTACACGCACTAAATGTATTATCACCTATAGTATCAACGATAAAAGTTTGAGTAACGTTTGTATTTCTATTCTGACTCATATTATATTATATTTGCAGTTAACATAAATTTACTAGTATCAAAGAAGTTTTTATTAATACTAACATAAACTGTTGAACCAGCGTTTATTATTATCGGGCTACCAATCGGTAATTGTAATCCATTGAAAACTTCGATACCATCAACAATTATTTGAATATTTGTTATTAATTCAACATTATCAATAGTTATTAATTGTATTTTATAATCAGCAACAAATCTGAAACTAGTATCTGCTTTAGGTTTAAATACAAAATTGTAAAATAATGAAGTACTTTGTTTAACCACTTCAAAATTCATTTTAGGTACAATCTTATCATTAACCTCTAACATAACCATCGCTCTATTAATTGATGGTATAACCTCAAAATTATCTTCGTCTTGAACATACCCAATCAACTTCATATCAAATGGTTGAACATAAAATCTTCTGTTTTCAAAATCATCGATATTACTCTCGTCACCAATATTTTCCAATATAATTGGCATTGGATGACCATTAACCCTTACATAAAATTGTATTGATTGAAACGCTTGTTGAACTTTAAAATTTAATTTATTTAAATCTCTCATCTTGTTACAGAATAAACGTACCTCATATAAGAAATCAACCGATACTGGTTGAGGAATCTTATAAGTGTCAACGCCACGTCTACCATCAATAAAGGTGGGTACTTTCATATATGTATAGTTCTGACGACCAGGTATGTTATATAATCCAGCTTGGTTTGTACCAACTTGTGGATTAGGTTGTCTAACTACCGTAATGAAAGGCATCTTAATATTTTTAAACTTATCAGAAAATTGCCAAGTTTTACTAAACTCAGACCATCTCTGTAACGTTAAAAATATTACTGGAACCTTCTCACCATCAATTACTATCTCCAAATCCTTATCAACAAACTCAACAAAAGTTTGGTCAACATCTTCATAACTAATACCTCTAGGTAAAAATGTACCTTTATCAGCGATATCATGAAGTATATCTTGTCTTCTCTCATAACCAATATGTTGGTTTATGAAATCAATATTTTTTCTAAATCCCTTTGGAACTCCCATTTTATTTACTTATTAAAGCGCTCTAAACTCATTATCGTCTACTGCTGTACATACAACAGTTCTGAACGCACCCTTATACCCTAATATGGTATGTTTGTTATCGTAATTTTTTCTACCATCATTAACAACTGAGAAGAACCTTACTTCATCTTCAGTTACTGGGTAACCTATGTAATCACCATATGAAATATCCACATCTAAATGTGTTAATTGAGACGAATAAATACCAAATGTAAATTGACCATCTTGTAAATATCTAAGACTACCAGCCCCACTATTGTAAGCTTTATTTTCAGCTTCATTAAGTATCGGCATAACTTTTAATTCAATAGGTGGTAAATATTTAATTTCATCCATGGCTGCTTCACCATAAACACTATCAGATGCTGTATTAACTCTATCTACTCGATAAAGAATAATTGTAAAGTTATTATCACCTTCAATTGCTTCTCTACCGAAGCCTATTTCTAACTCAAATTCCTTATCTGAAAAGAATTTATTTGAACGAGTAATCGGAATTTTTCTTGGTGTTGACATATGTTTTTATTCATAAATATTAACGATAATATAAATATGTCTTTAACTATTGATTTTATTTTAAAATATGGTTATATTTATGCTTTAAATGTATAACGTAAAAAAATAAAAATATGTAATTTTGATAAATTTAGATGATATAAAAGGGTACTCAGCTGTCAATATTCTTAAAGAATATGATGGTAAAAATCCTTATATTAAAAAACTTAAGAAGAAATTAATTAAGTTCGGTAAAATTACTTTAACAACATTCCAAAGTGAATATATAGTTGATAATCATAAAAAAGACCCTATGTTAATAAATAAAATTGTTAGCATAACTGAATATATTGGTGAAGAATTAAAAAAACAACATAACCTTACATTTGTACCTCAAAAGATTTTAATTGAGTACATGTTAGCTGATTCCAATAAGACATTCCATATATATGGTAAGTTGAAAAGAAATCAAGAAAAATCTGATATGTATTTCATCCCTAAAACTCAAGTATTAGATGACCCCTATTTTGATGAGATTGACATTGAAGTTGATTTTGAAAAATATGAAAAACTTGATACTTTTAAAGGTATGGATGGAAGTAATGGTAGAAAGATTCTAGATTTACAAAAAGAGGGTATTAAATTCCTTCTAAGTAAGAATGGGGCCATCCTAGCTGACCAGATGGGTAGTGGTAAAACATTACAAGCAACTGTCGCTGCATTAGAGTCTGGTGCTAAAAAGATATTAATAGTTTGTCCATCATCAGTTAAGATAAACTGGCAAAGAGAAATAAACTACTACCAAGAATTTGACATAGCTATTATTAATAATAGAAAATGGGATAACGCTAAATTTACTATTATCAATTATGATATTCTTAAAAACTTTCACACTATTAAAACTGAGGCTAATAAGGATAATTATCATTTAATTGAGAACCAACATCTATTAGACTCTAAATTTGATTTATGTATTATCGATGAAGCACATAACTTAAAGAATAAAGATAGTAAGCGTGGAGCTATCATGAGTGACATATGTAAAACTATTGATAAAGTATGGTTATTGAGTGGTACACCAGTTGCAAATAGACCAATGGACTATTTTAATTTATTGAAATTGATTAAGTCACCATTGACTGAAAATTGGAAGTATTTCGCTACTAGATACTGTGATGGTAGACAAATTACTACTACAGTAAGAAATGGCTTTAAAAAGAAAGTATGGTTAACGAATGGAGCTTCTAATCTTGAAGAGTTATCGATTAAAACTAGAAATATATTTTTAAGACGATTAACTGAGGATTTTGCCGATATGCCAGATAAAACAGTTACACCATTAATGAATGATTTAACCAAAGAGCAGAAAAAGCAATATGACCAGTTATGGGAAGATTATTTGGTTGAAAGAGAAAATAATAAAAAGAATGTTAATATTCAAAGAGATTTAGTTGAGTTAGGTTTATTGAGAAAGTATATGGCCATGGAAACTATACCACATACAATTGAATTAGTCGATGAGATTGTTGAACAAGGAAATAAAGTAGTTATCTTCACATGTTTTACTGAAGAATTATTAGCATTAGCTAATCACTACGGTAATAAGTGTGTTGTACATTATGGTCAAATGAATGAAAAGGAAAAGCAACGTTCAGTAGATGAATTCCAAAATAGAGAAGATGGACCAATGGTATTTATTGGTAATATTGTTTCTGCTGGAGTAGGTATTACATTAACTAGAGCACATTATGTTGTATTTAATTCGTTTGATTGGGTTCCAGGTAATTCTGAACAAGCTGAATTTAGATGTTTTAGAATTGGTCAAAAAAACAATGTAAAAATATACTATAATCTATTTAATGATACCGTGATTAATAAGATGTGGTATACATTGAATTATAAAAAAGAAGTAATAAGCAAAATCATTGGTGGTGATAGTTTATCAGACAATGAAATTGTAGATATAATAATTAATGAAATATTGGAATAAGATGAAAAGAAATGTAAGAGTTTTCGGTATTGAAGGGTGTTCATACTGTGAAGAAATTAAAACAAAATTAAGTGAAGGTAATATCGAATATCGATATATTGATATTGACTCACCAGAGAATGAACAAGAAACTGAAGAGGTATTTAATGTTGCACAATCAGAAAGAGTTCCAGTCATTGTAGTTGGTGGTACTATACTAGTACCAGAGAAATCATTTGATACAATTGACGAGGCTTACGAAATGATTAAAAGATTTATTGGTTAATATTAGTATTGTTTGATTTCCTAGATATTTATTATTAAATAATAATTAAATATGGGAGTTAGTAATGACGATAGAAATAGAATGTTCGAACAATTTCGAGTTTCTATGGGTGCGCCTTACAGAAAGGTGGAATTAGATGATGACCAATTATGTACACTATTAGAAATAGCTATTGAGGATTATGCTCAATATGTTCAAGAATGGTTAGTGGAACATCAATGGCAATCACTGTTAGGTCAGAATGTAGATACAACTGATATGGCATTTGCTTTGAGTGTTAGAGGTTTAGACTTATCAACACAATATAGTTACGCTTATTCAAAACAAGTTGGTCTACAAACAAGAGGTCCTTGGGAATTAAAGAAAGATTATATTAATATTGAATCTGGTAGACAAGTATATCAAATACCAGCTGGTAGAGAAATAAATCAAGTATTATATATCACACCACCAACAACTGATAAAGCATTATTTGCTAACTACGGTGGTATTAACTATGGTTTAGGTGGTGGATTTGCTCAAATGGGTACTGGAGCTGGTGGTGCTGGAATGGCTGGAGCTGGTTATGGTGGTTATTATATCGCACCAGCTTATGATATTTTACTTACCGCTGGTGATATGAATCTTAAAGATAGAATTCTTAAATCAGATTTGGTTTATAAAATTACTGCTGGTCCTGATGGAACTAGGTTATTACATTTGTTGAGTACTCCAGGTTCTAAAATATCTTTTGGTGGTGCAATTAATCAAACTGGTGTTGGTGGTGGAATGAACTTAACTGGATGTCAAGTATGGTATCACTATTATGATACTACTAATGATAACGTAGATGAATGTAGAGCAGCTAATTCAGATATTATTACATTACCAAATGAAGTTCCATTAGCAAAATTAGATTATTCTAAATTCAATGAACCAACTAAAGTATTAATTCGTCAATTATTTATTGCTGAAGCAAAAAGAGCATTAGGTAGAACTAGAGGAAAATTCTTAGGGGTAGTTGGACCGCCAGAAGCTGAAAGAACAATGGATTACGATTCATTACTATCTGAAGGAAATGAAGAAAGAAAAGCAATATTAGAACGTTTAGACGTAAGGTTAGATAGATTATCATCAACTAAACAACTTGAAAGAAGCGCTAATGAAGCTGAAAATTTAAACAAATCAATCAAATTTAGACCGTTAGGTTTTTATATCAAATAAAAAAAGGGACTGTAATAAGTCCCTTTCTTTTTATACTAAAAATTCCATTCATCAT